TAGAACTATGGCAGCTCGCAGACAACGACAGAATCCTGAACGACTACTACTCAGGTATGACTGCCAACCGTCACCAAATCCGCTCACTCCCAGGTGGAGCGAAGGTAGTGCAGACTACACAGATTGACGAGAAGTACAAGTCTGACTATGACGAGTTCATCGCCAAGCGTATTGCAGCAATCTTCGGAGTAGCACCATCACAAGTTGGTGTTGTAGCTCGTGCCGGACTCGGTGGTGGCAAAGGCTCACACGACGGCGAAACAGAATCAGCCGAAACAGTATCTACCAAGCCAACGATTAACTTCATTGTTGACATGGTTAACACGCTCTGCCGTCAGCACCTTGGCATGGACGAGAGCATTACCTTCAGCCTGACCAACGACGCATCCTCAACGGATCAGTTGAACCGCTACAAGGCGCTATCAACCGCAGTCAACGCTGGAATGCTTACCCTTAACGACTCTCGTGGGGAACTTGGTATGCCGTTGTTTGACATGAACGAAGCCGACGAGCCGTTCATCCTCACAGCATCTGGCCCAACATTCCTTAGTGGACAATTAACCACAGACGCAACAGGCGAAACACTCGGACAGACAGGACCATCAAGTGAAGAAGCGAACACGCAAGCCGTCCCACAAGCTAAAGAGCAACCGAGTCTCAGTGAAGCACCCAAAGGTGATAGCAAAGAGACGACTTCTAGGGTAGAGGCCAAGTCAGCACACGACGAGGAACTACGTGAGTTTGCTCGATTTGTTAAATCTCGTAATAAGACCGGCAAGTGGCGAGCATTTGATTTTGTAACGATTGAAGAAGAACTAGCCGACAAACTAAACAATGACGCTTACTTCCTGGTCAAGGGAACAGTCCCAATGCCAGACAGCGTTCTTGTTTGGGCTGAAGATGTTGTGAAAGCGCAGATAAGCGATACCCCAAAAGGTTTGCTTACTAAAGGGAACGACCACGAGAACCGCATAAAGGCTCTCGCTTCCAAGCACAAGACTGCTATTCAATCGGCACTCGCAGCAAGCATTACCGGCGTAGGCACAGCAATCTCACACGCAGTCAACAGCTCAAAAATGCTCGATGCCCCAGTAGCCGCTAAGCAAGCAGTAGACGCTTACATCAACTTCGACAGCGCACGAAGCGTAAAGACCCTTCAGAGCCTCTACACAGTGGCTTTAGATGCAGGAGCGCAAGCCGAGGCTAAGACCCTAGGCGCAGACGCAATCCTTGGTGCTAGAGCGCAACAGTTAATCCAACGAGCCGGTGTCACGATTAAGGGCATTAACGACACGACTCAGAACCGTATCTACACAGCAATCCGTGACGGCGTTGCTAGCGGTGATGCACACGCAACTATTACTAGCGCAGTAGACGCAATCATTAACGACTCAAGCCGTGCAGACATAATCGCAACAACCGAAACAAACCGTGCTTATCAGTTAGCAGCTCAAGATGTTGCTGCTGAAAACGGCGCAATAGGGTTCGACTGGATAACAGACACAGACCCCTGCCCTGAATGTATTGAATTGGAATCAGCCAATCCTCACGACATTTCAGAGCTAGTACCACCAGACCACCCGAACTGCGTTTGTGATACAAAGTTCATCTACCCAGACTTAACAGGAGAATAACCCAATGTCAGAAATTACGTATGCCTACTTTGGCGGTTTAGAGAAATCACGAGACGACAAGGGATACCTTAACGTCAAGGGACTAGCCACCGACGACACACTCGACCTCGATGAGCAAATCTGCGACCCTCAGTGGTTAAAGACTGCCATGCCAAAGTGGTTTGAGATTGGAAACATAAGAGAGCAACACGACGGATCAAAGGCAGTAGGCAAAGCAACTTCAATGACATCACAGGGAACAGGTTTTGCTATTGGTGCAAAGATTGTTGACCCAGTTGCAGCTATGAAAGTTGAAGAAGGCGTTTACACCGGCTTTTCAATCGGCATCAAGGGCGCATACGTTGACATGAACGACCCTCGTGCGCCTCGTGGCGTAATCAAGGGTGGACAAATCGTAGAAGTATCAGTAGTAGACCGACCAGCAAACCCATCAGCCTCTTTCGAGTTGGCTAAGACCGTAGGTGACGTAATGACCAAATCAGTAGAAATGCAAGACAACTCAGAAGAAGTAAACAACGCTCCTGACCTAGCCACTGGTGAGTTCTACCTCCCATGCTCAGGTTGCAACGGAACAGGCGAAGTTCACACCGGCGCTGACGAAGGTGCATCAACACACGCTTGCGAGGCTTGTGGTGGAAGCGGTAAAGGTTCATCTATGGACTCTGAGGACATTCAGACACCAACTGCTACATCTAACGAAGCACTTGCAGCTGAAGAAGAGAACGACCCACTCAAGTCAACAGACGCAGAAGTTGAAAAGCGTGAGTTTACACAAGCAGAGCGTGAGGCCGCATCAGAATCTGGCGCAGCTATGCCTGACGGATCATTCCCAATTAAGACAGTCAAAGACCTAAAGAACGCTATCCAGGCATTTGGTCGTGCAAAAGACCCAGCCAAGGCTAAGGCTCACATCAAGGCTCGTGCTAAGGCTCTAGGCAAAGAGGACCTCATCCCAGACAACTGGAAGGGTGCTGACGCTGACCTAGTTAAGGCAGACGACATGCAACACGACCCAGCAGAACTCATTGCAGTTCGTGCCGGTCTTATTGCTCTTATCAAGGCTGAACTTGACGAGATGCTCGCAGGGGAAGAAAACGAAATCTGCGACGTAACAGAACTTCTTTGCTCACTATCCATGTTCTTGGACTGGTGGACAGGGGAAGCATCAGAGAATGAAACAGAAGCTCCATTCACAGGATGGGACATGGACGAATCAGGAGACGATTCAATGGCATACATTGGCCTCGGCGTATCAGCCGACCTAGTCAAGGCAGTTGGCGCATCAGACGCTACTGACGAAATAAAGTCTGAGTTCAAGACTGAGGTACTAAAAGCCCTCGGTGTGAACGACGAATTAACCGCAATCAAGACAGCGCACAGCGAAGCAATAGAGCAGATTGAACTGCTAAAGGCTGAGATGGACATTGTTAAGAACTTTGCGGCTCCGAGTGACATTTCACTCATCCGACCTGACAAGCGTGGTGAAGTAATTACCAAGGCTGCCAAGTTACGCATGGAAATCAAACAGGCTAGAGAGAACGCTAGAACCGTTACAGCCGACGCATCACTCCGTGAACTTTACAATCGTAAGGCAGATGAGCTTGAGGCTCAACTTGCTGCAACGGAACAAAACTAACCCCTAACTTAAAGGAGCCTTTCATGGCACTATCAACTCCAACAGTTGATCAGCTTTTCGGTGGACTACCAGCATCACAGCGTCTTGCACGTTTTGAGGCTTACAAGTCTGCCCTAAGCGCAAAGATTAACGAGAACCTTGCACTAAAAGCTGCAGGCGCACTCAACTTTTCAAAGACAGAAGGCGTTATCAAGACTGCTACACCTGCCACAACTGCTATTGACGCATTGACAAAGGCTGGCGCATCAGAAGAGACAATCGCTTTGTTCTCAAAGTCAGTAGAAGGTGACGTAAACAAGAACCCTGGTCCTTGGTCTAACAGCAACCCTCTTTCATACGACCCTGGAAACGTTGGTTTCACACCATTCGACCTCCAGGACAGCATTGAGTTCCTCGTACCTGTAATGACACCTCTTCGCAACTCGATTCCACGCCGTAAGGCACAGGGTCAGGCTGTTCAGATTCGTCAGATTACTGGTTACAGTAACTCACGCACAGGTGGCGTACCGAACTTGAACACATTCTTCAACTCGGCTACTAACACTTCAACATACAACGGCATCACACTGAACCGTCCGAACACCATCTCATACTCAGCCGACGCTCTCGTTGTGCCTTTCGTTGAGAACGGTATTTCCGACTCAGTTGAGTACCAGGCACAGTTCGCTGCTCAGGGTTTCACAGACCTTCGTCAGCTCTCTAACACTGCTGCTATTTACTCACACATGCTCGGTGAAGAAAACAACATTCTGAACTCAACATCTGCAGTGCTTCCTATCGCAGGATTGTCACCAACAGTTGTTAAGGGTGGAACTGCTACAGGACTTCCAGTAGGAACATACTCAACAATCGTTACTGTTTCATCGTCATTCGGTGAATCACAGGGTGTTGCTGGATCGAACGTAACAACAACAACTTCAGCCGACTCAGTAAACGTGACACTTGCAGTTGTTCCAGTTGGAGCAGTAGGCGTAAACGTCTACCTCACAGACACAACATCAAGCGCACACTACGTTGGACGCACCACAAGCACAGGCGCAGCATCATCACCAATTATCTGGGCTTCTGTAGCTGCACTTCCATCAACTTCAGCAGACAACGGTTCATCACCTGCTTACCAGTTCGGTGGAACAGCTCTAGGAACCGCTGGATACACAGGAATGATCTCATCACTCCTTGGTAACGGCGCTACTGCTGGAACTGCTGGTTACAAGAAGGCAATCAACGGCCCTCTTAACGCTGGTACTCCATTCGGTGAAATCAACACAATGCTCGTAGAGATGTGGGAAACTAACCGTGCGCAACCAGGAACGCTTTACACTTCTGGTCGTATCCAAGCAGCTTTGCTTGCAGAGATTCAGCAGCAGGGTTCAGCAACTTCATACCGTGCTAACTACATGACTGGCGATGACGGAATCATTGTTGGTGGTGCAGTAACAGGAATCACCTCACCAGTAGGTGGACCAGCACTGAACATCGTTGCTCACCCATTCATCCCAGAAGGTGTTGTGATTGCTCACTCAACCACACTTCCTTCACCAGTATCTGGCGTACCAGGAACGGCGACCATCGACAATGTCGTAGATCTTACGACGATTTCTTGGCCCCAAATTGGCATGTCGTGGGACCTCTCCACATACCAGTACGGAACTTTCGTGTTCCACACACCTGGTTTCGATGGAATCCTCACAGGAATCACTACAACTCTGTAGTCCTGTAAGTCGCTAAGCATTGCTTAGCAATTAGCGAGTTGAGTCGGGCTGGATGTTCCCCTTCGTCCAGCCTGACTCCTCGCTCTATTCGCAAAGGGAACGCATGAGAATTATTGGATCAGACAAGAACCTAAAGACTGTTGACTTTGAGGGCAAGACCCTTAACCAACAGAAGGACGGTACATTCCACGCTGACCAAGACACCGCTAAGAAACTTGTATCGTCAGGAGACTTTGCAGTGGCTGGAATTACATTCAGAAATGCCAAGGGATTCATCTGTAACGAGTGCGCCTTCGTAAATGTCTTTCGAGACAAGTGCGGTAAATGCGGTTGCACCGAACTAACGCCGGAGAGCGAATCATGACCATTGTTGCACCTTGGGTATTAGACGAAAACGACACAGTTCCGTATGTCACAATTCAGGACATTAAGAACTCACCTATTGCAGCGAGCCTTGACTTCACCAACCTCATTCCAAACACCAGCGTCAACTCACAAGACGCAGCTCTGGCTCAACTTATCTACCAAGCATCAGCCAAGGTAGACGCTTACGCTGCTGGAGCATTGGCCTCATTGTCTGCAACGGTCAACACCGAAAACGGACGAGCCTCAATTAACCGCCGAGGACAGTTCATTGTCCACCCCTACGGCTGGCCAGTATTGGAACTACGATCCTTCTCCTACGCTGCTTCAGGCCCTGTGGGTGGTCAGACTCCAATTACCCTGACCAACAACAACACTCAAATCGAGCGCTACCAGTTCATCGTCAACACCAACTGGAACCCAGGACAGTCAACGACCTACCAGTTCGGGACTTCAATGTTTCCAAGCGCACAGTACGGCAACGAATACGCTTGCCAGTACGTCTACGTCAACGGTTTCCCTAACGCTCTAAACATGGAACCGATTACTAAGGGTGCTACTTCAATCACCGTAACTAAGAACACCGGTATCTACGCCAACTCATCACTCATTATCTGGGATGGCGCTAACACCGAGACAGTTACCGTAGCTTCAAACTTCGTGCCTGACGATGGCGACATTGTTACCCTCGCCAAGCCAACTAAGTACCCACACACCGCAGGTTGCTCAGTAGCCTCACCTAACCTCACCGCCGTCAAAGAAGCAACTATTCACTTTGTCGTATCTATGGTGGAAGAGCGTGGATCAGGTGCGTTCACACTTTCAGGAGCAGCAGCAGCCGGAGCAGGTGGCCCTATCACCGCTTCAGAGGCTCACCACGCAGCTGCCTATGACCTACTCGACACCTTCCGCAACATCTGGGGTCGTGTCTAATGTCAAGACAGGTCGTTCGAGACCAAGTTGTCGAATACTTATCGAACGCAGACATCACCGGTCTTACAACTATCTACACATTCCCTCCGAAGATTACGCCAGAGGGTGCGTTCTATCCAGGACAAACGCCTAACCAGTTCCAAGGCGCAATCGTCTTTACGTTCATTGAGCGTCAAAGCGAACAGCGAGTGGCATACGGTGGGTCTCATAACGGGCGTAAGTTTGTAACCTACGAGTTCGTGTTCTCTTGCTACTACCGAAGCATCCAAGGCCAAGCCGAGGTTGCTGCTATGGGCAACGAGGCATTCCTAGACTCGTTTGTATCTGCCATCCGTGCTAACCGTACAGCTGGCGCACCTCAGAACACACAGAACAATGTGTGGCAGTGGGGTGAAGCAGGAGTTGGGGGCAAAGGCCCAGACATCCTCATTGAATCAGACCTACCAGTTCTACTTGGTGGGGCGCAAGAAGTAACTCAAACATTCTCAACTATCAGAGTCACCGTACTCGAAGAGGTGGACACATGACCCAATACAAATACACCGGTTTTTACACAACGGTCTA